GCTTTTAGGGGTCGTTTTCGCTGCGCTACAACTCGGACGCATAAGCTACGTTCGTTCCTCACTTCGCTTTCGGGCGTCCATTTTAACCGTTTCACTTTTTTGTGCTATCGCTATGGGGGCATGCTGCCCCCTATACCCCCGTCTATTACATTCTACTCAACAACAAATAAAAAGCGTGACCGAAGCCACGCTAATTAAAGAGAAATATTAAACAAATAACCTATCAAGAAGACTAAACCTATCAGAATAGCCGGAAGATAGATAAACAAGAAAATAACACCAATCGTGAAAAATATTTTTTTACGCGACATAATTATTTTTTCTTTAATTAACACCTAAAGCGGTAGCAAGCGCAGTAATCGCCGAAACAGCAATCTGAAGCACAAGCTTCCAAACATTTTCTTTTTTCATAAATAAACGTTTTTAGTAAAACAATATTATAACACACACAAAAAATTATTTAAAACCACGAACAGTCATACGTTTAGTACCAACTGCACCACGAGCCTCATGCGAATAACCAGGTACAAAAGGAATAATAGATGCAGCACGATGCCAATTTCGGTCATTTATAGGAGAGCGATAATATTGCTTATCATACTTAAATCTACGCACATCATCACGATAACCTACTTCTGCACTTCTACTATCCCAATAGGCGACATTACCTTCATGCTTCAAAATATTTGCCTGACGTCCTAATACAAAAGAGTTAGCACCATTCAATCTCGTACGAGACAAAATCTCCTGGTAAGACGCATGCGCATTCCTTAAATCCTGCGCAGCCTGCTTTTCACCAAATTTTTCATATACATCATTCTGCAATTTACTTCCACGGCGTTCCTCATCATTCTTATTTGCAGTAGACTCACCTACACGATTTTGAACACCTATAGCTTTAATTCGCTCATCCCATGTCAAATCCATCAACTCATTTTCACGGCGCATGTTCTCTGCCTGATGAGCAGTCAACTGACCTTGCTTTTCAAGCAAATTAATACGCGCAAGATTTTCAGACCTACGAGTAAGCAAATCAGCCTTAGCAATGGCTGTATTAGCATCTGTATTAGCAGTCTGTGAATTCAAATTTGCAGCTGTAGCCTTTTGAGTCTTCACCTGAGCACCTAACAAAGAAGCTTGCTGTATAATACTACCTGCTTGTGCAGCACCATCAGCAATAGAAGAATAATCAGAAGCATTTGTCGAAGCTACCGCACTTTGATTTCCACTTGTAGTTTGACCTAATAACATAAATGGATTTAAACCTGCAGCACGAAGACGTGCAACTTGATTAACAGGAGTATTATAATCATCTTGCTCCTTTACAAGTTTTTGTTGCAATAAATTATTCTCACGATTTGACTCTGCACTAATAAGCGAAGAACCTATTCCACCAGCAAGAGCACCAACTGCACCAACAACTGCGGGCCAAATAAATTTACGATTATCTATCCGAGAGAGACCGGGGCAAAAGCCCTGGTCATTCTCTAATATACGATTGATATACATAATTACTCACTTTGAGTTTGACTTGATGTTGATGTTGAAGACGGCTCACTTGGAGCAACAGTAGAACTTGGCTCAGATGGTTTCGGCTCATCAGGATAAAATACCTCACCAACTGCATCAAGATAATTACGAACCATATCGATTTCAACCTCATTCTGCATGTGACGTGATACAATAGAAGCAGAAATCTGCTCATCTGTATAACCTTTATTCGACTTATCAGCCGGAACAGAAACAACCAACTGACTAATAACGTCAGCAATCTCACGAGGTACATTCTTATCGATAAGACGCGTAATAATATTAACACGATGCCCATCAGAAAGCACAGGATTAAGCTTTTCAAATAACTCTGCACTATCCTTATCAACAGATATAAAACGAGGAACTTCACGAGAAAAAGACGAAGCTAATTCTAAACGTTCCTTACTTAAATAACAATTCTTCATATAAAATAATATTACAATTTACAAACGAGGAAGACCACTAACAGACATATCAGAAATATACTTTACATCAAACCGTGTCGTTATACGGAATGGGTCCGTAGCTTCCGAGCCATCATAAGCAACTTCTACTACATCATCAGTACAAGACGGGTCAACATAAAGAAAATTAGCAGGAATAGGATTATCACGCAAAACGGAAGACTGATTTTTAACGGCAGGCGCTTCAAATTCATAATAATCAGCACCATGTTCATCTTTTTTCTTCTTATACTTATCTTGTGGCACATACTGCGCTTGATTAAAAGGAGTAGGACGATGAGTCGTAAAAATACTCATAGAACGATTACGCTTAAACTCTCCGTGAACCTTATCAAACGAAGACTTGTATTCAGAATAACGAGGCTGCCAGCCATAAACTTTACTAGTTTCAATAACCGGCTGATGCAAATAATAAGTTCCAAACTTATGGTCATTTTCACTATCATTTATTTGCCAACGATGTACAAGATTAAAATAACTCGAGAACCGACACCATGCAGGTATAAGAGAAGACAAAGTTATAGGTTGCAAACCTAAATCTTCAGCTTCAGGAGTAAAATAATCCTCTTTGAAAAACTTAGTCGCAAAAGCATCAATACCATCATTATCATAAAGACTATCAGGAGAGAACCACGAAACTACCATCAAAACACCGAAATCATTACAGTCAAAATTTACATGACCATTCGACATGTTGTCTATATAAGCACCTTGTTGGCCAAAATTAGAACTTGAACTAACACCGTTAGTACCAGGTATCGAACCATCTGCAGTCGCAATCACCGGGGACACTTCAAGATAACGTTGAAATCCACCAAGATACATACTTTCAGTACGATTTGCAGAAACATTGACACCATAATGTGCTAAGATTTGGTCACGATATGTCTTTGGAGCACGACTCGATATCTGTGCCATACGGTCAAGCGCAAAAGCATTACGTAACTGAGCAACAGAGACAAAAGCACCTTGCGTATCCATAAAAACATCATCATCATTGATACGACCACTTTCACCAACGAAACTCTTGATAGTAGAAGTAACATCAGAAAGGAACAACGGTGAAGGATGAATATTTGACAACAAATCCTTTTCATACTTCACGTAACGAGGACAAAACAACTTCGTATAATATGGAATATTACGCGAATACTGTACACGCGTCTTACCGGTACTACCATCAAAAAACGCATCGACATTGTAACATGCAGCATCAGGAACCTCATAGTTTGTATCAAGGAAATGGTCCTGATAAATCTTTTGATAAGCAAGCCAATTGAACAAGTTAGCCTGATAACTCAACATCGGCTTTGTAACATCACGAACAGAAAGCTTATCATCTGATACAGGCATGGAACCATAACCAAGCATATCACACAAACGTATATAAGAATGCAAAAGAGGATAACCAAGAGGGTCACAGAAACTACTAAAATTATCAGGTATCGTTTTACCTAATAACTTCTGACTATAAATAACTTGACTCTCTGCAGAACTATATTGCTTAACCAACGTCCCGGAAGCATCAAAAACTTTATGCTCATCATCAGGCAAACCTGCAAAACGAAGAAAAACATCATACAAAGGAAACGAGGGAGCAGATAATTTCGACTTAGGAGACTCCTTAGAAAGAACACTACTTGTAATAGTATTACGAGGAAGTAATCCAGAAAAAAACGAGTCTGAATAAGACCACAAAAGACGGCACGGAACAAAATATGCAGCAAAATTCTGTTTCATACCAAGAAAGGGCCTACCTCTCAAAGTCTGAGCCTGAACAATACTCGTCATATCGATTTCGATATGGTCATGTGGCTTCAAAAACTTGTGATAGACAGGCAACAACATTCCTGCAGGCTGACTGTAAATGTGACTCTCTGAACAGTCAAAACCATTACGGGGCAACTTAGCCGGACCGACACTAATTTGAGGGACTTTTGACATAATAATAAAATTTAATTAGTAAAACATAAGTTATCATTATCCAAAACATGCTCATTAGCACGCTTGGTCTTTCGTGAATTTTCTATTTCATCATAAACTGAATTTCTAAACTTTTTAAAATGCTCCTGATTGTATTCAAAAAGACTATTTACAAAATCATCATTCAATATTCCATACTCATCATAAAAGAAACCAAAATGACAACCATAACTTTCCAATAAATCACATAAGGTTTCATTCTGCATACAATCCTTGTAAAGACGGGGTAGGGAAGCAAGCAAAGTAAAATCCATACCTAACATACGATAATTCCAAGTAACATCGCCATCAAGAACACGCAAAGATGATGTATACTGTTCTTGTAATTTATATTGTTGATACAAATGAAATTGGTCTATTTGATACCAAAACCAATCAAGCATAAAAACATAATGCTCTACAGAACAACCAAAACGACTACACCATTTATAACACGCAAATGCAGCAAGAATGTCCGATATACTAAAATCTGCAGGCACATCAATTACAGGATTACCAACTTCATCAACAGTATATTTATTATACAACCGGAAATGCTCATGATAGAATTTTATACAATCTTTAGAAGCAACCGCATCAAAAACTACTTTTTTACCAACTCTCTTACTCTTGCAAAATCGCGAATATACACGTAATTTAGCTGTATAAGATAAGTGGCTATAGCCTTTACATTTTGGGAAAAATCGACGTACAACACTCGAGGAAATCGGGTAAACATCAGTTTGTTGTCCTTGCTTCGTGAAAGAGACAACACTTTCATATATATGTCCTCGGTGGAAACACTCTTGTAATTGCTCTGCACCATACGACTTATACCCGATAGCTGGGCCTTTAGAAGCCAAATAGAATGTGTGGGTAGGTTTAAGCTGTAAAACTTTTGGCAAATTAGTATTGCCAGTAACATACTTCGAAACATAACCTGCTGCGTCTCCTGACACAAATTGACAGTCGATAAATTCCTTATCACACAACGTCCAAGCCTGAAAGATGCACCTTTTGATAAATTTAGCCGTTGTCTCATCGTCGAAGAATAAAAGACCATGGTAATGAGGTCTAAATCCGGTAGGGCCGTATTCACTGCAGATGAAATAACGGAAGCGATTTTTGATACTTTTCTTTTTCTTTTCATAATCATTATAGTATTGAAATAAAATATCATTATACAAATTATAAGTTTCACTATCCAAGTCATCAAGCCAAGATACATAAGACATCTTGAAATCATAACCAAAAGAACGCAAAAGCGTATTATGCTTATAAACGAATTGTAATGAATAGTAACGATGAATCACTGAATAAAGATAATAACGCAAACGCTTCAAGAACTTCTGAACATCAGAACGTGATACGACACCAAATGCATCAGATACATCAAAATTACGAATAGAAGGAATATAAGAACCAGCCTTATCAACAGAGACATATTCCTTTTCCGAATAGGAACGGAAAGTATTATCTTCAAGGTAGACACCCTTAGCAGTATCGAGATGATAACAATTATCATCTTTATCAAGTCTATAAAAAGGTACATTCTTATTATTATATGTAAGAGTAAAAAAAACCGTATACTTATTATCCTTTACTTCCTGACTAAGACGAGCACGAAGCATCTTTGACTTATCATTAAGACAAATAGCACACTTTCCACACGGAACAGCAAACCTTTGATTATCACGAGTAACCATTACAGGACGTTCACAAGATAAAAAAACAGGCTTAAGCTTTACTTTATCAGCTAAATAATAAGACATCAGAAATTATTCTTTATAAAATCTATAACACAATCAAAAGATGAAAAACAATAATACGTGCCATCTTCCAACTCAACACGCCAAACAATCAACTCTTTATCACCGTGTTTCGATATCCTACGTTCAAAAAAAATAGACATCTCACAACGCCCAATAAGAGGATAATTCAATTTAATACGGGACATAACGACTACCTTTCTTTATAAGATATTGTGATTTATGCCTATAACGATTTATAGAAACATGAACAAAACTCGGATAAATAATAACTTGACCGACAAACGAATTAAGAAAATCATTCGCACGAATAAATTTTGCTAAACGAATAGGGGTGAAACCTACAACGCGAATATCTGCAGCAAGACCCTTAATATGATCAGAGTCAGGAACACCACCAACATGACGGTTTAAACCTACAGTACGGAAACCTGAATTAATAATTATCGAGGCATTGATACGAGCACGAAGAAGCTCAAGAAACGCACACAACTGTTTCAAATTTGATAAAGCAACAGAGTCCGGCTCATTCCAACGACCATGCCTTTTAACCGTACACATTTCAAATAACGTGAAATGTTCTGACAATTTACAATCCTCAAGCATCATAATTTTTTAGTTAATGATTATTTACATTCGCAAATATACACAAAGAAATATAATCTGTAGTAAGATAAATGAAAATATTAACATAATTTACGAAATCAAGCATTTCATTATCAACAGACCACTGTCAGTTTTGTTATAATTGTCAAGTGGGGTACATGGCACACGGAGGGCTGCCACCGCTAATGCGGAAACTGATAAACCACAAATCAACTGAAATTTAGGCTTTTAGGGGTCGTTTTCGCTGCGCTACAACTCGGACGCATAAGCTACGTTCGTTCCTCACTTCGCTTTCGGGCGTCCATTTTAACCGT